AGCGCTTGATTTGCTCTTTGGAGTGGATAGCGCTGAAATCTACGGAGACCATGTAAGTCAGATTGTTGACTTAGGAAATGAGCGCAAACTTGAATTATACAGAAACAATGAGTTTGTACCATTTGCTGAATATTCTGAACGAGTTAAAACACTTTCTGAGCTATACATAAACATTTCAGACTGGTTTGAAGAAATAGGATAAGGAGATTTAAAATGAAAATAGTTACATTTAAACTAGTTTACAAGTGGACTAAATATCCACCAGCACCTGAAAAATTTCAGCGCTATGATGTAGAAAATAGACGTGCTGAAAACATTGTAAATCTAAAGTTTACTAGAAGTTCAGCAAGAGACTATAAAACGATTCTAGCACGACTTAAAACAGAGTTAGGTTTTAATGTTAATCCAGCTTATGTTTTAATCTGGTTAGATGGCTATTATGATTATCTTGAAAGATGGGTATAAATATGATTGCTAAATTTGAAATAATACTAGACAAGGAAGAAATTCTAAAAATTCATTGTATCGGAAAGCTAGATAATTCTAAATTATCTAGCGAAAAAGAAAGACTATTAATACATGGATTTATTGAAACTGAAATAAACTATTTTAAAAAGCGTGATATAGTGATTATTTTTGAAGAAACTAACAACTTGAAAAACTCAGACTATAAGCATTTATGCTTAGATTCAGCTTTTAAGCGATACATACAAGGAAGGGAAACATATTAAAATGAAACAATCATACAACAAATTAAATAAAAAAGGGCGCTTTTGGTTCTGGTGGTTTGCTTCCTGTAACCTTATCATTCTAGCTTTTCTAGTGGTTCTATCACTATTGACTTATACCATGTTTAAGCAACAGAAACAGATTGAGCAACAACAAAGCACCATTACCAAGCTAAAGCGAGAAAACGATAGCAACACGGCTTCTATTTTGCGCCTAGTGAGTTATTTAGAGAATGTAGGGGGTTAATACCATGGAAGAAAATACACGCTTAGAAGAGCAAGAAAAGCGCTTACAATATGAAACAGAATTGAGACTATTATCAGATAGCTTGCTTTCATTATCAGCTAAAAGTGTAAGGGGTTTAATAACGATTGATGAAATTATTTTACATTCATTTGAACGTTATTTAATAGCGCTTTCACAATTTATTAAAGCATATCCAGACGGCTTAGAAAAAGCTAGACTAGTTCAGCAACTTATCAGCTTACATCACTCTTTTTCATTGTCTGGTTATGAAAAACATATCAGCAATCAAAAGCAGCTAGAAAACCACTATTTACAGAAATATAATCAAGTGAATAGCGTCCTATCTGCTCTTTGTTCCCTTGCTTTGGACAATCCAGATGATGATGCTTACAAAATAATTTCAGAATATAAAAAAGGCTAGTAGAATGAATCTACTAGCTTTTTTGTTATGCTACGGTTATAAGTCCGTCTGGTTCTTTTGTAAATGATGGGTTATCTGCAAGCTCTCCGTTTGCATTCATGAAATACCAACCTTTACCACTCTTAATGAACTCATTAGAAATCATGTTACCCCGCTCATTTGTCATATAGTACCAGTTGTTTTTGTATTTAACCCAACCAGTAACCATTGCGCCTGAATCGTCCATATAGTACCATTCTGAGCCTACTAGCACCCAACCAGTTGCCATTGCGCCATTATCCTTGAGATAATACCATTTATCTTTATATAGCACCCATTGACTCGTTAAGCAATAACCCTTGCTGTCAAAGTCGTACCAAACATCAGCGATTTTTTCCCATTTATTATAGGGAAAAGAGCCGTTTGCACGTCTGAACCACCAACCCGTACTGTCTTTTTTCCAAGTTCCAGCCGTCTTTGGTTCTTGCTTCTCTTCATCGTCTAAAAGCACTATATTTTTATCAAATGGGTTGCTTGAGTATTGCCACCATCTGATACCGTCCATAGATGGAAAGTATTCAAAATCAGCGTTTCCATCGTTTAACCCATACCCAGCAATCCATAGACTATTAGGGAACTGCTCCAGAATTTGCTGATAGTCAATATTATTGAGTGTGAAGGGCTTGTAGCTATAATAAATCGGTTTATATCCAGCGTCAGCAAGAATCTGCATAAAGCGCAAACAAGCATTAGTATTGGCTTGAATGTCTCCGCTTGCGTGGTCTTCATAGTCAAGCACCAAGTAAGGGACTTGAGTAGGCACATTCTCCAAGAAATATCTTGCTTCTCTTTCTGCTTCTTCTACATCTCCACCAAACCAAGCAAAATGATAAAATCCAACTGGTGTAGACTGTTCAATTTGAGCGCTTAAACATGGATTGATATAGCTTGTACTTTCTGAAATTTTAATGATGGTGTTAGTTGTTCCCATCGCTTCCAAAATACCTGTTATATCGTAGCCGTTGTGACTTGAAACATCTATAAATAAATCATTCTTTTTCATCTTCTTTTGCTCCTTTAAATGCTTCCATTAGTTCCTTTCCAGAATCCAGTTGCGCTGTGTATTTTTGTAACTCAGCTTGTACCCTTGCTGTCATAAACTTAGGAATAAACACGCCCATTACAGCTAGATTTTCCATGATTGATAGGGCATAGTATAGATTGATAATAATGAGTAGAATCTGACCTACTGCCATAGCGTGAATGTAGGTCAAGAAAACGGCTACAAAGTAGTAAAAAATAAATGTAAGGGTGTGTTTGATAACACCTTTTAGCCCTGTCCAGCTATCGGTAACCTTCCACTTCCAAGCCTTGAGAAAACCCGTGATAAAGTCAAATAGAATCAAGATAAATAGAAAAGTGATATAGTCACCTTTTGCAACGTCTAACATAATATTATATAACATGATTGATAACCTCTAAAAATTTGTTTTTTGTTTCTAAATCCTCATATATGAGCATATTCTTAAGGTATAGACTTCTCAAAGTCTTACCTAGAGCGCTTGACTTGTTCAAGTAAACAAACCCGTCTTCTACCTGTTCCACTTCTAGACAATAGGCTGTTAGGTTCTTATCGTAACCTTTGGCAATATATACCATGTTGTCAATGTAGTACCCTGTTAAGAAAATACCGTCACAATAGAAGCTATATAACCTAGATTTTAAGCCCTTAATTTTAGCTATGTTCTTGTCATTCTTTATCTGAAATTCATTGTTAGCAACGCTTTCATAAATGCTTGACTTGCTTAAGAGCTTAAAGAATCCGCTTTCTTTTTCTTCCTCAGTCTGAAAAGCTGAGTGTGGAGGGAATTCTATCAGCGTTGCATATTGTTTCATGTTGTAGAAGCGCTTTCCGCTATCGTCATAAAATTTCAGAAAGGCAAAATAGGGATTGTTGAAATTACTTGCATTTGATAGTAGGTAGGCATGGCAACCGTCACGCCTACGAAAAACAGAGAATATAAAGTTTAGGAGGGCTTCTACCTCGTTATCAAGATACCTCTTTTTACTAGTAACATCTATCAGCACCTCATCATAGAGAATACTCATGACCTCATCATACTCTGACCCTTTCAAGTCAACCCAAGTAGAAAGGCTCTTGAGATAACAAACTATTTTACCGTTTAGGATAATTTTAGTAGAAGACAAGACAAGAATATTTTCTTCATCTTCCATGTTGTCAGCTCTGAAAATAATTTTAGTATGAATCTTGCTGGCATCACTGTCTATCACTTCAAAATTAGTAAAAACCTGTTTCAATAATTCAGTAGTAAAAAACTTGTCCTTGTCTATCCTGTCTAGCTCTGACTTATTACGCCTTAAATAGATAAATTGTTCCCCTTTATCTATAAAGCGCTTGAGTAGATACTTTTTGAGCGCAAAGGTCTTACCAATCCCACGCCCACCTATAACAAAGTTTAGATACTGGTTATAGCTTAGCATTTTTTGTGGATTGTACCATTTTTCTTCTTGTTCGATAGAAAATCACTCCTTTCTATTTCATTATATCATACTTTTAAAAATTCGGATTGTTTTTCTTGATGTCAAATAAAATCTTATCATCTTTATTTGCTGAATAGTTCCAGATTCTAACACCAGATTGAAAAATAGCTTGAATTGCGTTCATGTGTGATTGATTGGCTCTTAGGTTTCCAAGGTTAACATTTATCATCTTGATGTAGTTAAACCGCTTTCTAGCTTTCATAACGCTTAAGGCATTATTAGAAAAGATATTGACAAGCACCCCATAGCATTTGATGTACTCGTTTGCTCGTCCTAAAATTTCTTTTTGAGCTATTGATACTTTCCAATAGACGTCTGTCAATAAATGCCCACTTTGGAAAGATAAGTCATTCCCAATTTGTTGGACGCTGATAGGCTGATTCTGTAAGTCTGCCATGCTTGCGTTGTAGGCTCTGATTGACTGGTCTAGGGCGATTTTTGCTTTCATGTTGTTAAGGGCATTTGATTGAGATTTCAAAGCGTTGTTTGTATCCGTAAACCCTTGCTCAACCAGTTTATTATTGTATTCACGGTTAGCATTGAAAACTTTCATACCTCCAGACGCTAGCCCACTGATAGCGCCCCCAAGGTTTCCGCTTAGCAAGTTCCCAGCCACGTTTAGAACTCCACTAGCTCCCTCAGTCCATTGATTGATGTTAGCAGAATCCACGGCAAATTGAGCGTTATAGCTAGCCTGTGAGTTAGCGGTTGCTACCTGTTTATTCGATAGGTCAACGCTTTGTTTAAGCATTTCCCGATTCTCTTTAAAGGTCAGCTGAGTATGCTCCATTTGGTTTTTATGGGTCTGAATGTAACTAGCTTCAGCGTCATTTAAAATAGCGATGTTTTTCCCTGTCACGTCATTAAGCCCATACTTAAAATGTTCAGGGTTGTATTCTGTCCATGTTTTCGTATCAATATTTTCTAAAATATTCTTATCTGCATAGCTTAGGTTGTTAGCGTTGTTATACTCTAAAAAGTTAATGTGTACTTGGTTATTATCTCCAAGGCTACCATTCACAATGACTTTATACTTGTGACCCGTGTCAAGGGTTCTAGGTAGGTACTGCGGTTGATAGACGTAGCTATTCCCGTAAATGTCATACAATTCAACTTCAGTAAATTCACTGTTTAACAACTGTACTTCTATTTCTAGGTCAGATTTTCCAGTGTAGGCTCGTAAGCTGTCTTGTATCTGGTTGTAAGCAATCTCTAACAAGTTAGGGATTTCATAAACATTAGGACGATAGTCAAAGAATCCGTTAACTTCTATTAGAAGGGCTTCCACGTCAAAGGCTGTTTTGGTGTAGTCTCCATTTCCTAGTTGCCTATCTCCAGTGTTTCCTGTGATTTCTCCGATGTCCCCACCAGCTACCACTTCAGGAGGGTAGATAATGCTTTCAATGTTATCTACTGTGTCTATACCTGTTCGTTCCGTAGTGTAACCACTCCAAGCATAGTTTTGCTCTATAACGTCATAATTTGAGCCATTAACTGCTGAAATAACGGCTGTATGCCCCCAGATATTGCTACTAGTTGGCTTATAGTTTACGATACACCCCACTCTTAAATCAGAAAAAGAAGGGTCAAACCGTACTTTCCAGCCCACGGCGTCCCAGTTATAATCTCCACCGATATTACTGGCACTCATTCCCCTTTGTGTATCACTTCCACTAGCTTGGCGCCCGTTTCCGTCAGGGTTCGGGGTGTTAATACCGCCCCCGATGTTACACCCACCCAAAAGCTGAGAATATAAAGCGACTAGCCCGTAGCACTGCCCAGAGCCTATGCTAGTTCCTACCCTTGATTTAATTTCATTAAGGGCTTTTAGTGTTTGTGTTGCTTCAGTCATAATTTATACCTTTCCTAACTCATCTTGAACCGTTGAAAGCCATGCATTCGCTTGCTCAATTCGTTCAGCTTCCTTGTATTCTACACCTTCCCAGTTGTTCATAAAATCGCTTGCATTTGCGCTTGCGCTCGCCGATGAACTAGCTACACGTCTAAAAGTGTCCGCCCTACTTTCTTCATTCATAAACTGAAATTGTAGGTTAAAGTCCCAGACGGATTGACCTTTTTCTTTTGCGTAGGCGATAAGGTGTTCACATCTTGGGCCTGTCCATTGTCCAATTCCCATACCTATCCAGTGCTGACCGTCTGACCCTCTATAACCACCTTCATTTAATGAGATAGTGTATAATCCAGCAAAAGCGCTCCAACTTCCTACAAGATTCTCAGCAGTTGGAAGGGTTGCCATCTTGTCGTACTCGTAGCCTGTTGCATAGTCAGCCTCATACTTCTTAGCGGTTACGTTGCTTTCTGCTGAAAAGTTCCCGATGATTCCAGCGATACCTTCTGCTGTTGCGTCTGGTACTAGCTTCTTAATAATTCGGGTCACTAGTCTAACTCTGCTTTCTTCGGTTGAGATGTCCCCAGTCTCGGACGTGCTAGAGCTTCCACCGCTTGAGCTTCCCGATGGTCTATAATTACGCTGATTTTTGCGCCCGATTTCTGCCACTTCTCCGTTAATGTGTGACAAGATTTCTATATAGGTCTTATCTCCTATTGTTGTCTCTTTGTATTTTACACCGATGTCGCGGCTTAGATACATATTGACAATCTGGTTTACTGTACTTGCACCCGTGCTACTACTTTGAGTTAAGCCAAACAAATGCTTGTAAAGGTTTTCAAGCGCAAAACTATCATATTTTTTACCTCGAAGGATAAAAGGCTTAGACGCTCCACTTCTTAAACTTACAGGGATAAAAAAGTATTTAAAGGTTTTTTGCATACCTGAAAAAGTCATATTGACGGGTCTATTGGCCTTGGTTGTCATTTTGATAGTAGGTTTAGCAACGACTACAAGCCATTCTGTATCTATTCCGACTTCTCCAGCTTTTGTCGCATACTTAGTACCCACTGAAAAACCTTGCTGGCTGTCTCTTAGAGCCCATAACTCATTAGGCATGGTTTGTTGTTCTACTTGCCCGATTACATTCAGCGCCTTCAATTCGTGCTGGTAGGTGTTCCAAACGTCCACCTCGTAGATAATTCGTGTAGCGTCTTCATTGACATATAGTACATCAAAGACAAAAGCGTAATAAGTACGCCCGTTGTTAATAAATCTCATGTAGGTTACATTTTCATATTTCTCTACCCGTCCAGATACTACGATAGAGCCATTTCTTTGGGTATATTGAAATTTGTCATACTCGTACACAATCTCTATATGGGGGTTCTTTTTAGTAAAAAAATCCTCCATGGCGTCCCTTGTCTCAAAATTTATGACATTAGCATAATCATTCTTAAAAGGGCTTTTTGCATATAACCAGATTTTAGTTGATTCCTTCATTTATTACTCCTTTAAAAATAGGAGGGCTAAAACCCTCCCTTACTGCTGACCTATCTGACCTTGCCCCAGCCATTGACCCGACTTTCTGATTCTGTGAGGGGCGCTAGCTGATTTACCTACTGCTGTTGTAGGTTGTCCACTCACGTCTTTCCAGCCGTCTTTACGCTGTTTAAAGAAACCGCTTTGACGGTTCAAGGTCTTAAAGATTCCGCTCTTACGGATAGCCCACGGTTTAACCGCTTTTTTAAAATTATTATATAGGAAGATTCCCACATAAAAGTTGTTGTTTTCAAATTCTCCGTTTGGATAGGTAACATTGATATTTAAGGCACTAGCACTAGAGCGTTCCTCTGGTGCAACTGTGACCGTAAATTCTTGAGCCACTTCATCGTTCTTAATCACTTCATCGGTTGTATATCCGCTAAAGCTCCATACGGTTTTACCGTTTACTTTAATATCGTAGTTAACACGATACCCAGCATTTGAGCTAACCCGTTTACTCCACCAGAAAAGAGCCTTTACTCTGATTTTTGCTGTAATAGAGTTATCGGGGTTCGTTCGTTCTTCAATGACTTCCACGGATTGACCCCAAAAGCGCATAGAAGCCCAGATTGACGGGTCACGATGTCCATATTGGATGTAGGTTGTGTTCCCGTTTGTCATGTAGCCGTAGTCTGTATCAGCCTTTGAAAACTGCCAAGCGTTAGCATAGGCTTCCGTCCACCCTGGCACTCCATTACCAAAATTTTCTATTTTAGCATTGGTACTGGTTGAAAATTTTAATTCTAAAGCCATTAAATACCTCCTGAAAGGTCATTTTCTGTACTTCCGTTGTTAGTCCTGATAAAGCTGTTTCCGTCTGGTGTACCACCGAATATATTGATGTTACCTGTTGCAAGGTTTCTACCTTCTTTAAAGTTCCCTTTAAGTCCACCGGCCCAAGCACCTGATTTTTCAAGATTTGAAATCAGTTTTGTTAACGTATCTTTTAAATCATTGTTTTTGGTTGCTTGGTCTTGGAGTTGTCTTTGTAGGTCTTCTTTATCTCGTTGTCTGGCTTCTTTTTCTTGCTCTAGCTTTTCTTTTAAGTTGTTGATTTCACGGATTCTGTCTTGTTTTTCTGTTTCAAGTTTTTCATTGATTCGATTTTCAAGCTCTCGTAAATCTCGCTCAATCTTTTCCTTCAAGTTTCTGATTTGCTCATCAATATATGGCTTGATAACTCGTTCATAATACTTGTCAGCCTTACCAGTGAACCATCTATCAGCTTCAGCGCTTTCCATGTATCGTTTAATCAAAAGCGGTACAAGGTTTTCAAGTAGCTCTGTAAGAGCGTTCTTAAAATCTTCAAACTCGCTCTCTAAAGCTACAAAATCATCAAGCAACTGTTTAAATGCACGCTGTAACCACGCTAAAAGCTCGTAAATTGAGTTAGCATTATCAAAGCTGGTAGGAATGGAAGGGATAAGCCCCCACCGTTCCACCCAGTAAGAAGAATAGCGTCCACGATAGGTACGAAAAAACTCGTCTCTAAATTCTTCGGGATTCATGTTTTAAAATCCTTTCTTATAATTGGTCATAACCATCATCTAGCGGTTGTGGTACGTTTCTAGTTGTTGGTGTTAATCTAGCGCTTACATCAGCATACGTTTCTGATAAGATGTTAATTGATAATGTAGGACTTTCAGAAGAACCAGAATAGTCAACGCCTGAAATAATAATGCTAGTAGCATTTTTGAAATATAGTTCAATTTGGAAGCCTTCTGAACTTGGAGTTATAACAATAATAATATTATCAGATAGCTTTTTAATAGTTGTATTGTTATACAATGGAATATGGACAAAATGACTATTATATTGTCCATCATGTTCTGCTGAAAGGATAAATGTACTATAACCAAGATTAGCACCAGCAATACTATATTGAGCGCTTAGAACTTCTTCGCCGTCTAGATTATAATATAGAGCTGTTGCTGGTGCTGGTGTAGTATTTACCTTATTTAAAATTTCGGTTTTAGTGTTTTCCACTAGCTCCTTAACCTTGCTGTCGTTTAGAGTTAGTGTATCGCCTGACTTGTCAACTTTTACCAGTTCTCCACCGTTCAACGTGATAGGAGTAGCGGTTGCACCTGTACCGCTTCCAGCACCACTGCCAATCTCTTTCTTTAATTCAGTAGCTTTTGTTTCAATAAGCTCTTTTACTTTTGTATCGTTGAGGGTCAAGCCTTCAGACGTTTTGTCAACGGTTACAAGTTCCCCACCAGATAGTGGAAAATGTGAAAGGTCTTGGTTTAAAGTTGCCGTTTTGGTTTGGTTAGGCGCTTCCCCTGTGGTTGTATGAGCAATGTTAAGATAAGGGACGCTTGACGCTACGTCATTCACTTTGTCCTTATCAGCGTTCAAAATAAGGCTTGTATCTCCCTTGTTATCCTGTTTTAAATCAGCAAGTTCTTGCTTGCCTTCAATCGTTAGGCTCTCAACTCCTTGATGTCGTTGAAATTTAATGAGGGAGTGAATCCCTTGAACTTTTTTAGTTGTTTTTGCCATTTGTTTTCTCCTTGTTGGTTGTATTTTCAATTTTGATTGAGTTTGGATAGAGTTCTTTCAAGGTTTCCAAGTATTCCAGATAACGCAAAAGCAAAATATCTTTACGTCCTAGCTTTTTCTTGTTAGCAATTAAAAGTGTGTAGCCGTTATGCTTCTTATATTTTTCTAACTGGTCTTTAAACGTTAAATAAATACAATCGCAAGTGGTTGAAACACGGGCGCAAGACTGGTCTGTGTCGTTTCCATGCCCCATGACTTCAATGTTTAGTGTATCGGGTGTTTCCGATAGGTTAATAATTATCATAAGTGTTCATGCCCTCTTTCTGCTGTCATGATGGTACGCTGTACTCCTTTTCTATCATTTGTAACATTGATGTCAAAGGTTGCCCAATCGTCCAGAAATGGCTGACCGTTAATAGTAACCCGTCCATCTTTAAAGCCTGATAGCGCCATCTGATAGTTAGGGGTAACAATAACCCCATTGTCCCAATGGGTCAACTCGTTCACTAGTGGAATCCGTGAGAAATAGTTATTATCATCTATCACTCTGCCAAAGCCTTTGAGCTTGCTCTTACTGTTTAGCTTTTCAAAGCTATAATAAGCGCCTACAATCTTAAAGCGGATATATAGAAGGGTTTTAGTAGATAGTAAAGGCTTGTAGCTCTTTCTTATCGTCCAGAAGGTTTCATCTTCAATACTTTCAAAATGATAGCTGATAGGCTTTAGCTTTAACCATAACTTGGACAAGTCGCCTAGTCGCTTACTTGCTGATTTGATAAAGTACAAGCCATCTTCAGCATAAGCAAAATCCTGAAAGCTGAAAAGCGTGATTTCTTCTAACATACTATCATATTTTAGTATTTTAGCATTTGATAAATCTTTCATCTATACCCCTTTCTAAAAGACTTGTAAAAACAGTTTATCGCAAATATTGAAAATCTGAAATTGAATGTCTTTCAATTCTGCGTTATTCTGTAAGCGCTCAGCAAGGCTTGAACCACTCCAGCCTGAGACGTTGCTTTTCGTGTCAGCGTTGTTTTTCTGGTGGTTTTCTACCAAGTTGTCAGCGTATTCAATCACTCCGTAGCGCTCCGTAAATACAATTTCTTTACGCTCCTGTGGTGTGGTGTTGGCTATCTGTAAAGCTTGCCCGTCTGCTTTTTGGTTGCCGACTGTATCAATGTTCATGGATTGATTTAACTCTTTGATAGCCTTGTTTCTGATTTCTGCAAGATACTTGAATAGGTTGAAACACTCATTGTTTAGAACGTCTTCCAGTGCAACCTGAAAGCGTGCAAAAGTCTCAAGTCCTATCTCCCTGTTGTAAAAGTGCTTACAAAATTCTTTTTTGAAATTTTCAGAAACACCGTCTACTAGGTGCATATCGTTGAAAAGCTCGTTATAAGTATCATCTATAATGGTGTTGTAGTGCAAAAAATTGCCTTCTTCATCAACTGCCAACCCGTCCAGTTTTCCTGATACAGGGTTTCTATATCGGGATTTCAAAAAGGTTGCAATGGTTGCTGTGGTGTTATTCTGGGTCAAAGACTGCACCCCCTTGCTCTGCGATGTCTAGCGCTACTTTGTCAAGGTTGAATTGCTGAATGGTTTCAGCTGGCTTGACGGATATTTCTAGCCCGTAACATTTATTGATAAGGTCAACCGCTTTTCTGCGTGACTTCCAACCTACTTCGATATTGGCTGAGATAACGCCATTATTAGAAATAGCTTCAGATACTACTAGACGCTCTTTTTTATCTGAGGGGTTGTTATTGATACCAATAAAAGTAAGTAGTTGATTCATAACCCGTAACTTTTCATCATGCAACTTGTCCAGTAGAAAAGGTGCGTCCGTCCTGAATACTTGGATATAGTCCGATAACTGCTTAAAGCTATCCTGTCCGTCTTGGTCTTTCTGCTTGTTCAAATAAACCACTGGCTCAAAGTTCGCAATCTTATTAAAGATATTTTTCATAGATAACACGTTAGTATTGTCTACAAAGATAAAATAGGGAGTTATCTGAGCGTTTCTATTTAATTGAATAGTCAGCTCAATATCTGCCAATTTCTCGCAAAATAACTCAAGATAGCCAATGTAAGGCTCATAAAAATTATTGTTAGGAATCACAATGCAAGGTTTTTTGATTTTATCGGGGTTGTCCTTGTGTAAGGTTTCAATCACGTTAAAATCATTTTCTGTATAGGCTATCTCCATCTGTTTGAAATAGTTCATACTAGAAGCGTTAACTGGTTGATAGCTTAAGGGTTGGTCGTAGTGATTCAAACGCTCGCCCCGTGTTCCACCTTGAGCAATAAAGCCAAATGTGTCATCATGGAAAAATGAGACGTGACCGTTTTCAATCAACTTTCTTTCTATGAAAAGCTCGTCAATGTCATTTGGCAAGCCTTCCCATGTGAAATAGTTGACAACGATATTATAGAAATAATTAAAATAAAACTCAAAGAAGGCTAGACGGTTGCGCTCTACGGTTTCTTTATTAAGTTCAATCTTTCCAAGATGTCGCTTGTAATTTTTGTAGCTCATTTAGTCCCCTTTCATATTAGAAAAAAGGCGGGCTATTGCCCGCCCTCGGTCAGTCTTTAGACTTCCTCTGTGTACCAGAAATGAATATTTTCAAATAATGAAAGGCTAGTCAAGTAATGGTGGTGGTAGAAATAGTTATAAGTCATGTTGCGAGGGTTTCGGATTGATTCCATGTGCACCAATTTATCCTTGTTAATGATAGATTTAGCTGAAATCAAGAAAGCAACTGGCTTACGTCCATTGTTTGCACCAGCACCTGTGAATTTTTCAAAATCATCAACTACAATAGTGCGAGCCAAAACGCTTGCTTTGTCCATGTTGAAAGCGTTAGCAAGCAACATATCAAGATGTGTTGAAAATTCTGCTGAAATGACTAGGTATTGGTCTTCAATCGCTGTCATGTTCGGTACACCAACTGGGTTGTTAAATTGTGTACGACTTGGAATTGTAAAGCGTTTAGACTGGTTGATGAGTGACTGGTTAAAGTCTACCACAAAATCAGATTTACTTTCGTCAATCTTAGTACCAGCAACTGTGATGTTCTTAGTTGTTCCTGTAAGGTCAGTATAAGAGACTTCAGCAAGTGATTTCTCAAGTACACCCTTAATAGCTTGATACTCGTCAAGTGTATCAGATGACAAAAGAGATGTAAACATTTTATCTACAAACTCATCAAAAGCCATGTCAGAAACAAAAGCCTTCTGAATCCAAGCACGTTCAAACGTGCGCTCGTAGTAGTTCTCATTGTTCAAAGTATGGTAGAATACTTCGATGTCTGTATCTGCAAATTTGAACGGGCTGACGTCTGATTTTGCGTCATAGGTTTTCTTTTCAGCTGGGTGTACATAGATTTCTTGCAGTGTGTCCCCGAACTCAAACGTCTCAGACTTGAAAATAGCAAGTGGATTCTCATAAGTGAGCGCCTTGATAACGGTTGAACCAATACGATTTACAAGGGCTTTGAAAAACTCATTTGCGTGCTTTTCAAAATCCTGATAAGGTACGGTAGCGTGGTTAATGCGTGCGCCTTCAAGCACAGGAATATCAGCCTGATAGTCAGCACTTGCACGGGTGCGGATAGAGTTCAACAGGTCAATGTTTGAAATGTTCTTGCCTGTGGTGTTTGATAAGAAAGTGGTGATTTTATTAGCCATTCTATTCTTCTCCTTCTACCACGTTGTCGTGGTTGATGTTCATTTCTACCCCTTCAACTTCACTTGCTGGGGCTTGCGCTGGGTAGTTTGGCACTTCTTGCGCTGGTGTGTCCGCTGGCATAGTAGCTGGCGGTGTGACTTCTTCGATTGTTTCTGGTTCATCTTTTAACGCTTCAAGCGTGTTGTTTGGATACCAGTTAATGTTTTTAGAAAACTGTTTCATTTTCCTTTTTCCTTTCTATTAAATAACAGCATTGATTGCTGATACTACGCTCATGTCTTCATTAGCCTTTTTCATGATTTCATCTTGCGCCCCTAAACGGCGGTATAGTTCATTATTAGCTGAACGTAGTTCACCGTTTTTCTTGTTTAAGCGCTCAACGTCTTCATTTAAGACTGAGACGGTCAAATCAACTTCGCCCACAAAACCCTTGATGTCCATCAAGTCCGTTGTTAGGCTTTCAATTTCTTCATCGTTTCCGACTTTAGAAATTGCATTGTTTAGGATTTCTAAACATTCTAGTGAGGTCATAGCCCTCTCCTTTCAATTTTTAAACAAAGTATATCATACTTGACAAAATAAATCAAGTATGATATAGTAAAAGTTATAAGGCTTTTCAAGGTTTAACTAGTGCTGATAAGATGGTTACACCTTAAGGGGTGCTTATCGGTGCAAGTCATTCTAACCAACTGACTTTTTAAACCATGAAAAACGCTTTATAATTGGCGCTTTCCTTTAGGAAGGCGCTTTTTATTTTCCAAACAGTCCAGCAAAAGGATTCACGGGTTGAACTTCTTCAAGTGTTAGCACGTCTTCCATCATGAGAGCATTGAGACGGAAAAAGTCGTTTCCATTGTCTCCACCCTCTACAAACATGATAGCAACGTGTACAGGGATTTCTGTTTTGTAGTTCGGTGTTTTCTTGACTGTGATTTCTCCTGTTTCTGGGTTCACGTCTTCATAAGATACCCCAAAGCTCACTTCTTCAAAATCTGTTTCACTTGTAAAGATTTTCACATTTTCAGTAGCTTTCACGATAAAGTAAGGTTTTGCGTCTGGGTCTTTTTCAGTGTCTGGTGTGTAAAGTTGTAGACCAAAATCTGTCAGCTTTTTAGCGTCTTCTTCAGTCGCTGGGACAAGATAAACCGCTTTAGTAGCTTTCTTTTGCTTGTACTTGCCATCTGATTTGTTAGATGTTGCTGTGATAGTAGCAAGTGCTACAACTGTGTCAAAGTTTTCATGTTTTGCTTGTTTTGCTTGTTTTTTAGCCATTTGTTTATTCTCCATTTGTTGATTTTAAAAATTTAAGTGGTGCGATGATTGTATTAAGATTTTCTAAATCGTTTTCACGGTTTTTTGATTTCTCGTAACAATCGTAAAGAGAATTAGAAGATAATTCAAAGATTTTATTTTCTTCTAAATAGGTGCATAGGTTGTAAAAAGCATTGATTGAAATTTTATCAAATTCTTTTGAAACAAATTGATAAAGCGCCATGATGTAGTTAAAATCTTCGTAAGCATAATGTGCCTTTAAAAACGATTTTAAAAAGATGATGTTTTTAGGTGCATTGCTAGACTTTTGAAAGTAATAACCCTTTTTATTTTTAACCTGTTGAGTTTGTAATAATTTTTTGAAAAAGGAACGATAAACCAAACATACAAAACCATCAAATAAGATAGTCTGATTCTCTGATTTTAAAGGTTGTTTCATAAATAAGAGTTCCCCCCTTTATCTGCTTACTGGCACGCTTGCCCTCAAATGTAGCACCGATGACAAAGTTTTCAAAGGTTATTTTTTCTTTGATTTCTGGGGTCATTCCAGCGCCCTTAACGTCTAGGTGTGTGCTTCCGTCTTCTTGTATTAGTTCTTCTATGTAGAGCTTTGAGCGTAGATATTTTGCCTTTACGGCTCTACCCTCATGCGCCCACTTGCCAAACTCTGACGGGTCAATGTCAAGCACAAGGCTATCAGAATGAAACAAATGCAAGCTATCTGTATCAGCATATAGAAAATTATCATAATTTTCCTGAGCGTTTGAGATAATAAAGTGACGGGCAATAGATGTTACAAAAAGCGCCACGGGTGCATAAACGGGTTGAACGTCTTCTTCATCGTCATTTTTAAAGCGTAATATCCCTTTATCATCCAGATAGGCTAGTTTCTTAACAGATATGATTTTAGCCCCAAACTTGCCATAAAGACTATTGAGCATGATTTTTGCTTTTTGCTTTTCGGCTGGGCTTTGAGCATTTTCTTTCTTGTATCTGTAAGTTGTGATATAGTCATCAAATAAACCTGATTCTGTCTGAAATTCAAGAGTTTCAACGTACATGATGGAGCTGTCATAATGTTTTAGAAATAGGTCAAGGTCAAAGTTAGTCAAATATAAATCTATAACCTCGTTTTTGGAGGTTGTTACATAGTCGCTAGTTCTAACCCCAACTCGCAAAGCGTCCAATTTGCGCTTAATTTGTATAGTAGGAAGGTGGCCACGCTTTAAATCAAAATCGGCTTTAATATGATAGATATAATAGTAGCCTTCTTTTATCTCTTTTGGTTTTCCCTTGTAGCGTTTAGGTATTCCAACTGGTAAAGGATTTTGTAGCATGGTTGCTGGGTACATACTGTTGATGTCATAGATATCTATCAACTGTTTCAAGGTTCGCCCCTGTGTTTTAGGGTTTGCGAACGTCCAGCCCCCACGGTACGCTTTACGACAAAAGTCGTCTACCTTTTCATCTAGTATTGGGAAAAAATCTCTAAACTTCCTTTTTGACTTCTTGAAAATCCTTTTAAATTCTGTTAGCGCTTCACTAGCTGATGTATATTTTGAGAAATTTTCTTCATAATACATGGCGTAGATACCACGGGCAAGAATTGCAACGTCTACATGAATGTAGTCAATCCATTCTGGTTTGATTTCATCTGGCTTTGACTTTAGAAGGGGTGTTGTCCCTTTAGCTATTGGCATTTTGAAAAGTCCAGCCATTGTCGCAATGGAAAAGTTAAGGATTTTTAGGGAGTCTCTAAAAGTTAGAGTAAAGTCTGGGAACTCTAAAGTGATAGAATACCAAACACCCATGTCATTGATAAAATAAGTGCATTCAATATCATTATTAAGAAAGAATGATAACAAGAAAGAGCCGTCAAATTTTAGGTTGTGAAAGAAAATAATAAAATCATCTTCGCCTGTTTCTGTGTAGGTCTTGTCTAGGTCAAGATAGAGCGCTTTTAGAAAGCCTTCAAGGCTTGTATTTACCTTAAATGTATCTAGCTTGTCATAGTCAATAACCTTGGCAAAACAAGATAGCCATACCTCTGTTTCTTCCTCGTTTGTAGTTGTTTCAAAGTCGCTTGCATAATAGCAAGTCACTTCTTACCTCGTTTCTTTCGTCTGCGTGTGTCTGCCACAAATTGCTTAGAAAACTTGTCTACATTATCAAGGATTTCACGGGCTAAACTATCCTGAAATTCAAAAGCTGTGTCCTTACCGTCTGTGTCTACAAACACCATAACGTTATCAAATGAGACTTTATCAGAAGCCCCACCCGTAAGGAAAGCCCCAAAGTTACTGGCACTCATTCTCCTTATGCGTGAAATCATTTGTTTAAAGGCTTTTTCTTGCGCCTTGTTCCCTGATTCTCTGGTGTTGTAGTGCATTTCTTCCAGTGCTGATATATAACGCTCTTTAGCTTCTCTGTCACGTTGTGAGCGATATTCTTTGACCTCTTTAGCTGAGTGAAAGCGGTTCAAATCTGAGCGTTGAGAAGAGCGAAAGCCTTGCGTAAGTTTTTCGGTTGAAAACTTATCGCCGTACCAAGCCTTAGCCTTTTTCACATAGTCACTAGTGTAAACATGGTTTCCGAAAACTTGTGTACGTCCCTTGCCTTTTACCTCGTTGTAGGCTCTTTCTAGAGCCTTGTCACTCATTCCTGAAAAGTCCCACCGTCCACCCATAAAGGCTTTTATTTCAGCATTAGAAGCGCCCTGACGTTGTAAAGTTCTTTTCTTTCTTGTTAAGTAGTCCCGTTGTACCTTCCTTTGTTTTGGTGTTAAAGCCATTTACTTACACCCCTTCCGCTGGTTGTTCCTCTCCGTATTCTAGGGCGGTAGCAAATGGTATAAAAGCCGTAAGGCTCTTGTATTCATAGTCTACTACCTCAATAGTGAGATAACCCTTAAAACGCTCCTCTAGATAACGTTGAATATAAGGAAGCTGTCTCCGTTGGTTGATTGTCACTGTTTCGGGTGTGATAGTCACGTTTCCATCTTCATTCTTATATAGATTAAAAGTTACCTGAGTTACATTGAAAGTACATTTAATAGGTGTATCAGTCAACTATCTTTTTCTCCTTTCTTTAAATTTGCTTTTTACATTTAAGAAAATAAACAATATTTATTTTCTTATTTAAGTTTACCACAAACAAGAAAATAATGCAAGTGATAAACTTAATAAGAAAGTAAATTAATTTTTATAAGTTACACCATCATTATCTGATTTATAAACTGGTAGAATTGCCACAAATAAATCATTGTTACCTTTATAATAAATTCTAAAATTATCATGTTTCGGTGTAGGTGTATTCTTTACAAACTCTTTTTCAGATTTATATCTTTTTGAAATACAAGCAAGTAAGCGACTTGCAAACCATGTAATTTTACCATCTTCTGAATCAATAAGAGTGTAATTAGAATCAGCTTTATAAATAGAATTGATATTATTTTCAGAATCTAAGAAAGTTTCTAAAACCTTTTCTAAATATCCGTTGTTAATAGTACCTTTACGATTTACACAATTAGAAAGCTCTTTAAATAGTTCATCATGAGTATTTTCTTTAATAAAAATCATAATTTGAGCATCTGTAAATAAATGATAATCTTTAACCCCTTGATGGTAAAAATATCGGCCATTTCTATAAACTGTTTTAATTAGTGTTTTTAAGTTAATCATTGTTTTATAACTCCTTTAACTTTCTGATACTATTATATCATTTACTAAAACCCTTGTCAAGTGTTTTGATAAAATATTTTTAATTTATTTTTAGAAATGTTTTTATCTCATTTCTAACTATAACTAGTATATCATTTTGTAAAATGTTTGTCAAGAGATTTTTGAAAATATTTTTAAATTATTTTTAAATGTTTT